TTTGACGAATTAAATAATTACGTCAATGTTATAGCTAACAGATTGACTGAATTAGAGAAATTAAAAATGCGTTGTGAGGAAGTTAATCATCCTCCTACCTAAGAAGAAACAAAAGCAGAACAACTTAATCAGTGGTTTGATCACAAAACCGACGATCTACCAAAACTTGATAAAGGGGGTGGCTAAAGGTAGCAATAGGTATTATAATTGAGATAAGCCCGAGAGGGCTCCTTCGCTAAAGTCTTATGAATCTTCAAGAAGAAATTTCTACAGTAAAAAAATCTCTAAAGCAAGCTCAAGATGATTATGCTCATGCTTTTGCTGCTGGGGATCTTTCTACTATTCCTGTTAAAAAAAGAAAAGTTGCCAAGCTCACTAGAGAATTTGGCAAGCTAATCAAGCAGAGGTTAGCAAAATGAAAAACCTCTCAACAATCACACTTTCTATTCTTTTCGGTGGTCTTCTTTATTGGGGGTTAACAACCTCTTTAGAAGATATGACCAGAACAGACTGTGAAATACATCAAATTGAAAAAGCTTGCGAACAACTTAAATGACTAAAGGTACTGCTGTGATTCCTAATGCTGTTTATCATGCTGACCCAGCATATAGTTCATCAGATCTTAAGTTAATTACTAACACTTGTCCTGATGCCTTCTATAAAACTAAATATGAAGGCCAGAAAAAAGATCATGCACCTGCATTAAAAAAAGCTTTCAGAGATGGTGAGCTTTGTCATGCTTTCACACTTGAACCTGAAAGAGCAAAAAAAGACTACGCAGTTTGTGCTAATAGATCCACAACAGAAGGGAAAAAACAAGCTGTTCAGATGAAAAAAGATGGCATTGAGGCCATCACTAATACTGAGCTTGAATTAGCTACAAACGTCAGTCAAGCAGTTTTAAATCATTCAGTTGCCTTTGAACTTCTATCAGAAGGACAACCAGAATTAAGTTTTTGGGCTGATGATCCAATAACAGGTCTTTGCTGTAAAGCACGACCAGATTGGCTTAGAAAAGATGGCACGATTGTTGATTTAAAAACAACAGGTGATAAAGGAGCAAAGCCGTCTGCCTTTAGCAAGACAGCAGCCAACCTTCTTTATCATCTTCAAGCTGCCCATTATTTAGAAGTAACAAAAGCAAAACGCTTTGTTTTTCTTGTCGTTGAAAAAGTTTTTCCTTTTTCAGTCGGCATTTATGAATTAGATGAAGCAGCATTAAAAGAAGGTTTTCGCCTTCGAAATAATGCTTTGGCATTAATTAAATCTTGTCATCAAAAGGGTAAGTGGCCTACTTACACCGATGAAATCACCTCGCTTAGTTTTCCAAACTGGGCTTTTACTTCTCATTAAAAATGGAATCTATTTCACCTAAAAAAGAGTTGTTCCAAGCTCTACAAAAAGTTCAAGCAGAAATGCCTTCTTTGAAAAAAAGCAAAGAAGGTTTCAACTATAAATACACACCACTAGAAGAAATGCTTTCAGTAATTCAACCTGTATTACATAAAAATGGGTTGATGTTAATTCAACCGCAAGAAGTCAGTGAACATGGTCAAACAACAATTCTTACTTGTCTGATTCATGTAGAAACAGGTCAGCAATTACCAAGTAGGTTGCCAATTTATCTTCCAGAAAATATGGGTAACAAACCAATGTTTGCTTGGGGTGGGGCACTTACTTACGCAAGAAGATATGCCATAAAAATGATTCTTGGGATTGAGCCTGACATGGATACAAATACAGAAGATCCTGATGAATTAATTAAACATCAAATGAAGAAAACAGCTCAAGGAAAACAATCAAATCCAGCTAAAAGAGCAGCACTAAAACCAACCAATGCTTCTGTTGCTGTCTTAGCAGCACAAGCAATTAGAAAAGCAAAAACAACTGAAGAATTATTTAGTCATAAAAAAAATGTAATGACTAGACATGCAGAAGGTCGTTTAACTGCTGATGATCAAAAAGGATTGATTGATTTGATTAATCAATGCGAATTGAAATTAAAAAGTAAAAAGTAATTATGAACAAAAAAACTCCCATGATTCAAATCCTTGCTAACTACATGATTTCACAAGATGAGCGTGGCTTCTGGCACATGAGCAAAGTGATCCATGATGACAAAGGGGAAGCAGATGTCGAAATGATTTGTGAAGAGGTTGAAATCTTTGATCTCTTTAAACAAATACATGAGCAACATCTTCTGAATCATCACGAATACTTTTCACAGAAAAGAATGAAAGAAGACGAAAAAGAGTTTGGCTTATGTGATGAAAGAGGGAGGCCGCTTTAAATGGAAGAACCTTTTTTAACAACAGAACAACTTGCCGAAAGATACGGCATTAAACCTGTCACCGTTAAACGGTGGCGAAGGGACACTAGAGCAGGAAAGCCTATTGGTCCTAATTGGTACGAACTCCCAATTATGGCCGTAGCTAAAAATGCTCCTAGAGTTCGTTACCCTCTCGCTCAAGTTCTTGCTTGGGAAGAAACAAATTCAATTACACCTATTAATCATTTTTAATCATGCCTTTTAACGCTGCACTTCCAAAACAAATTAAATGGTCAGTTAATGACAATCGTTTTGAAGATAAAGATAAAAATCCTAAAAGCTTGAGCCTTTTTATTCCTAAAGAATCAATTGGTGCTTTTTGTAATCACATCATGAATATGGTAGATGATCCTGACCTTATAAAAACAGGCAAAGTTTATAATTTTGATACTCAATCAAATGAAGAGGTTGAAGGGATTTATATCAATGGCAAAGGAAAAATTAGTCAAGATGAATCTGGAGCATTTGGAAGTATTAATCCTCAAAAGATTGATGTTATTGATGAACCAGCATTTTAAGGTTACTTTCTAATGTCAAATTCACCTCATTTTTCTCGTTATAGAGGACGACTTTTATCCAAAAAACAAATTGAATTTTATAACAAAAGAGTGTCTCCTTATGGGTATTACCCATGGAGACAGCTTGCAAAAGAAATATTTGCTGAACATTTTGATGATTCAAGAAAAGATCATTTACTTCTTTCTAAGACGCCAAGTGTTATTGCAAATAAAGCATTTTTAAATGCTCCTGTTTTCTTTCTAACAGATGAATTATGCAAAGCTTTTATAAAAACTAAGTTCACGAGGATTAAAATCGAGGAAAAGCCAAAAGTTATTGCTCCATATTTTATTCTTATGCAATCTACAAATATAAATAATATAAATTATTCTTTCATAGACCAAAGTGAAAAAAAAGTAGATGTGTCGATGAGTTTTTCTTATCAATGTAACAAGACTAAAAATAGAGGTACATATTTAAATACATTCTTTAATTGGAATGAATTTCAAAACTCACTTAATGATTCTGATGAGCTATTAACAAACTTTAAAATTGATAAAAGCAATAAAGAACAAACAAGATTAATGAATACTATATTTAATCAAAAAAGCATACTTGTAAATTTCATTTTATTATTAAATACTCAACCAGATATTTTAACTGAAGAATACATACCCAATTCAACCTTACAAGGTAAAAAATCATTCAAACCAAGCAATCAAGAGTTAAAATCTTTAATTACTTGGGTAGGAAAAGATTTTACTCAACGGATAATAAAAACAAAACCAAAGACAGATGAAATATTAGAAAAGAATACAGGTAAACCTAAAAGATCACATTGGAGGCGAGGTCATTGGCATACCATTTTGCAAGGACCAAAACGTAAACAAAGAAAAATGAAATGGTTTCAACCTGCCTTTATTGTGGGGAACTGTAAAAAATGACCACAAAAACAAAGGAGGAAGCCTCATGAAAAAGAAAAAACAACTTGATAATTCTGCCAATTTCTATGAACTTGAAATGAATTATCCGTTACTTTCTTACGGAACAAGTGGATGTATTAACTGGGATTCTCACAAAGGTAAACCAGAAATGATTGCAGGCTCAGTTAAATACTTGATCAATAAAAGATTTCCTGAATTTCATTGGATTATTGAGGTCAACGACCCAAGACAACCTAAATAAAAATGAATAAAACTTATTGCTCTTGCCCTAAGTGCAATCAACCTAGAACTAGAGTTGTATTAACTAAACGCACAAAAGATGGAGTAACTATTCGGAGAAGATGTTGTATTAATTGTGAACACCGTTGGTACTCTGTTCAGTATCCAGAAGTTGCTGTAAAAGACGAGGAGGTTAAGTGGATTAAAACAGGATCTAAGGCAGAATTTAAGCCTTCATAAATCAAGAATTTTTCTTAGCCAATTTTTAAATGTAGGTTGTCTTACAGGATTCTCTAAACAAGCAATTTTAGCCTTACATCTTGCTATTTCAGTTAAACAATTAGCAATAAATTGTGCTTGATGAAAATGATTTCTTTCTACTGCTTCGCAATGTCTTTCTAATTGTTCTCTGGATGCACCTTCAGTGAACCATCTAATTTTTTTTTCTAGTTCTAATTCTTCCTCAACTGTTGGTGGTTTCATTAAAGAATCTAACAAAATAAATTGTTTATCCAAGTTCTCCATCTAATTCTTTCCTTTTAGCTGCTAATCCAGTGTAGACACCGTGGAAAGGACTGTCAGGTAAATGACGACCATCAAGAACATATAATCGCTCCATTTCCATCATTCTTTGCTTATCTTCCTCTAACCATTTTGAATCGTAATTTGTCATTGTAAATTCCTATTAGATTTAGGGTATAATCTTGACTGAAGAAAGTTAACAGCCTCATCATCTAATGTATTTGTAGTTTGTTTTGCTGCTGCTTTCAATAGGTCAAGTACCAGTTTTTTACCTGCTTCACTACGCAAAAAAGCATAAAGGAGTGGAAGCAACGGTTTAAATAGTTTTCTCATAATTAGACTTACTCTTTTCAATCTTATATATAACCGCTACATTTGGCTTGGTGATCCCCATACACCAGACATAACCTCCCTAGAAGTGCATTTTAAAGGGAGGTTTTGTTGTCTTTGCCACTCACTAAGTTAGCAGGATTATGGAACCAAAAACCATTGTATGTTTTTGTGAACATTGCCTCGAAATTAGAAGACAGGTTGAGAGAGCTTACCTATTGAACAACAAAAAAGAACTGGCTAAAATTAGATAGCAATTTATTAGGAGGCTGCAAGCTTAAGTATCAAACATCAGCATTAGGTATAGACAGAACTCCTTAGCTCTTAGAGGACGCTAGGGGGTTTTGTTTTTTCCAGTGTTTTACTAATATTTTTAATTCTTTTATTCTTTTTTTTGCTCTTTCTATCTGTTCCTCCATGCGTTTGGATTTCTTTTTGTTCCTTCTAATCTAGCTAGGTTCTGTTCTACTGCATTCATGCGATGAAATAGCTCTATTAGGTCTCTATGTCGTTTATTTGTGTAGTTTGAAATAACCATTAAGAGGCCAGAGATAAAAGCCCCTATCAAGGCTGCGAGTAGTTCTTGAGGCATTTTTATCCTTTTGGAGTAATCTTAGACTATTGTTTCTAGTTTTCTATGACAGAAAAACAAACTCCTGAAGCCAAGCCTAATAAAAAAGGGCCAATTGGTAAACTAAAAGATTTGGCTGAAGATAAAGAAGAACAGCTCCAAATCATAGGTGTAGCAGTGCGTTTGGGCGTTGTCATTTGGTCTGGTTTTATCGTAACTTTAAATTATATATCTATCCCAGGATACAGTTCTGAACCCAAAGATATAACTTTTCCGGCCTCTTTACTGACGGGAGCTTTGGCAAGTTTTGGTTTGGAGGGTGGCAAAAAGCGTGGTGATGGAACATATAAATCAGACGATGAAAAACCTATGAATAAAAAAGAAATACAAGCAATGTTAAGTAAGCAGTCTGGCTCGTTCCAAACCATAAGAATTGAAACTCCTATTAAACTGGTTCCACAAGAACCAAAGATTGACCCTATTACAGGGAAAGAGATTGATTCTCAATCGGGCAAACTTACATGAAAAAGTTTTTAATCTTGCTTTTACTAGCAAGTCCTGTGCAAGCAGATATGCGGCACTCCATAACCACCTCGGCAAAAATTCAGTTAGATCAGGCTTATTCTTCGGTTTCGAGAATCGGGACAACGTACAGCGTTACGGGAAATAATGTCACACCAAGTACGACTGTTTCAGGCACTACAACCTCTGGTGCCATCGGAGGATTGACGGCCGATAGTGTCACCGCAGGAGTACCAGCAATTGTAGATACTGACTTCGCTATAACCACGGCTGGATCTGCCTATTCGATGACAGAAAGCCTAACGGTTGGAGATGCCGTCCAAAGTGCAACTACGGTGACGGGAGGGGTCGTGCCGAGCTTGCCGTCACTTGGCTCGACCGTAACGGGGTCGGGAGGTGTGTCAGGAGGAACCATAACGAGTTTAAGTTCGGGGGTTCATTCCTGTGGTGGCACGATGGGAGCTGGATCTAGCTGCACAGCTCAGACAATAGTTGAATCAGTTGTAGATTAGTTTTGAAGCGTTATTTGCTGCTATTGTTGTTACTAAATAACTGGCAAAAATCAGTCATAGCAGTTCCCGTGGTACCTAACTTTTCTAGCGGAAGTATGACCGCAGTAACACGAACGACACAAAATATTACAGAGTCAATAGTTTCGACAGATTACAATACTGGTCATTCACTATCTATAACAGGCACAAATTTAGAAATAGATGGATCGACAATGTTACCTGACCCTACAACTATTAACCAAACTGTAAATGGGACAACTTATCAATGGACTGGAGCCGATCTAACAACAATGCCCAATGTAACTATCAAAAATGCAGGGGCAGCGTTTCAAATGAATCAAGTTTACCACGGGCCAGGTTTATCAAATATAACCAACATAACTCGCACAACTCAAGTAGAAAGTGTCACAGAAACAGTCTCTACATTCTCGCAATAATTTTTGTACTTAATCCTTTAAAAGTATTAGCAAATACCTCCCAGACCGCTGCCCCAGTGGCAAATAGTTCTGGATCAGTAACTAATATGGCCATCCAATCCCTTCAGGGAAATATGATACAAAATCAATACGGTAATGGAATAGTTTGTCAGGGGCCAATGCTCACGGCATCTCCATTCCTAACAGATAGTTTCCAGCAGCAACTTCCAAAAGAATATTGGTACTCTTCACCAGTGTATGACGATGATGGAAATATTACTTATTACCAAGATGTTCGTACAGGTCAGAAAGACTCTGCAAGTTTAAATTGGGGTTTTTCAATTACATTTAGTCTTCCATTAGATAATTCATTACAAAAACGATGTAAGGCAATGGCTGATAAATGGCTTGCGATCCAAGATCAAAACCTTAAAGACAAACAATTATCATGGCATGTTGCACGATTAAAAGAATGTGGCGCACTTAAAAAATCTGGAGTGGAATTTGCTAAAAATTCTGTTTTTTATTCTTTATGTGAAGACGTTTTAGTCAAACCAAAGATGGGACAAGTTTTACCTCACAGACATAGAATCCCTCCTATTACTTCTTCATCCTCTTCAAAGCCCGAATAGCAGCAGTTACTTCTCTTTGATTTGTTCTTCTTTCATTAATAGACAATATTTTTTTATTTTTACCTAATTTCTTTTTGATTTTTCCAATAATTTGTTTAACCAATGGTTTTACAATCTTTAACAGAAAAGGAGCAGCGAGAGCCGAACTTGTAGCAATAAGAGTAATACTAACAGCACTAACAACTTGTGGTGGAGAGGGAATAGCATCAACAATCCTTTGCTGCATTGTTAGCTTTTTATACTGTGTAATGCAACGATTTCCAATCAATTGATACCCAATTATTTCTTTCTTCCCATCTTCAATCTTAGTCCCGATTTCTGAAGCTCCAGCAGGCGGGCAATCCTCGATTTTCTTGGGGGGCGGTGGTTCTTGTGCTGGTGTTTCTGGCTCTTCATATCGTTGCGGTTCTGAATCTTCCGTATAAACCAATTCTTCAGGGACATAATTCATTGCATCGTATGAAGGGTATTGTGCATCACACAGAATTAAATTTCCATCAGGATCATTGTTGACTAAATTTTCATTTTCATTGGATCGTCTTGCTTTTACACAACCAGGAATATTAACAACAGGAAATCCCATAGGCAAAACTACAGGGACATTTGGACTATCAATTTTTGGAGCGTTAATAATATAAGTTCTTACTGGTTCAATCTGAATAGAACTAACTCCTATTCTTGGAATTTCTGTCAAAACTTAGGCAAAGACATTTTAGGTTTAGCAGTAGGGAGAACAGGCCCAGACAGTCCAGGTAGCTTTAATGATCCAGTAACTTGTTCAATTAATTGTTGCTTTAGCTTTTCTTGGTTTGTTTCGTTGGTAAGCCAAAAATAAGAAAACACCCCGCCACCAGTTATTGCTGCGACAAGCACAAAAGAAACTACACTAATAATGTTGAGAATTTTTTGCATGGTAAAAGAAACTATTTTAAAAGCTATTGGTCACACTAGCTTAATTCTGTCTATTGGGCTTTTGCCTCTGTTTCCTCTGTATCTTGTAGGACAATCTCTTTCTGTTCAACAGTCTCAGATTGTTCAATAAGTTGCTGCTCTAAAATCTTTATTGCACCTGTTAACTCATGCAAAACAACAGTTAGCTTTTGCCTTTCAAGACTAAGCTCTTCTATTTTTTTTTGAATATCCATACTAGGAATAAACTTTTTTACCTGTAACGATTGCAGCATCTATGGCAGTAAAACTTTCAGTTGTCCAAATAGAAGTACTGCCATCTAATTTTTTATAGGCTTTGATTAACTCTAAATGTTCTACATTCCTTTGAATGCGTTCTTTCCACTCGGTTTCTGTTTCATTGTCTGCTTTTTCTGTGTCTGTATTAATCAGAGTGACGCTATCACCAGCAGCAGTAAAAATTGCTGCAACTTCATCTGCTGTTCTTTCAGCCATAACAATTAAAAATGAATAAGTTTATTCTACCCTGCTTCGAGGGCTGTGACTTTTGCTGATAGTTCTTGTACTGCATTAATCAGAATAGGAACTAACTTAGAATACTGCATTCCATAATTACCATCTTCATTTATATGACTAACGATCATATTTTCTGAAGTATCTCCAAATCCATGCTCCTTCTCAACTTCAATTTCATCCTGTGCAATCAAACCTACATTTAATTGTAATTGTTTCTTGCTTCCATCAGGTTTACCATCCTCATAGAAACTTCTATTATCCCAACGATAAGTAACAGGATTTAATTTATTAATCCATGATAATCCATGATTAAATGGTGTGATGTCAGTCTTATCTCTTCTATCTGATGTAACAGTCCAATCAATCTTTATATAAGCATTAGTTGGGCTATTATCTCCTAAAACTATATTATTACTTCCTGTTGTAATTGATCCTGAAGGAGATGCCGATTTACCTGCATGATTTCCTAAACAAAGATTATTGCCTCCTGTTGTTATATCTTGTCCTGCTGTTCTACCAATAACAGTGTTGTTATCACCAGTTGTTATTGCTTCTCCTGCTGTATAACCTACAGAAGTGTTCTGTGTTCCTGTTGTGTTTGCCTCTAACGCATTAGAACCAACAGCTACGTTATTAGCTCCTGTTGTGTTCATTTCTAAAGCAATATAACCAACGGCTGTGTTATTACTTGCAGTTGTATTTTTATCTAAAGCATGATCTCCAACGGCTGTATTATTACTACCGCTTGTGTTTTCATCTAATGCTTTACAGCCAATACCTGTATTAGATGTGCCCGTATTTACTTCTAACGCTTCAAAACCTACAGCAGTGTTATTAGTTGTAGTGGTAACTGTCTTGAGTGCAGAATAACCCACGGCCACATTTTGTACGCCAGTTGTGTTTGCTGCTAGAGCATCTTGTCCAACGGCTGTAAGGCTTGATGCAGTTGTATTAGCTCCTAATGCATTAGTACCGATAGCAGTGTTTCCCCCTCCAGTGGTGTTTGCATCTAAAGATTGCTGACCACACGCAGTATTACTAGCACCTGTTGTGTTTGCTGCTAATGAATTATCACCACACGCAGTATTATAAGATGCAGTTGTGTTTGCTGATAATGCAGCAGTGCCAAGTGCAGTGTTTCTAGCACCTGTAGTGTTTGCATCTAAAGCGGTATTACCTACTGCTGTGTTATTACTTGCAGTTGTGTTTGCTCCTAACGCATCTTGGCCAACGGCTGTGTTGCTGCTGCCTGTGGTGTTTACATCTAAAGCTCTACCACCCACCGCAACATTGTTGCCTCCTGTGGTGTTTGAATCTAAAGCGGTATAACCAACTGCTGTATTTGCTGAACCTGTTGTTGTTTGCCTTAATGCTTGATAACCAAGTCCTGTGTTTGCTGTTCCTGTTGTATTAGCCTCTAAAGCTTTATAACCTAATCCAGAGTTATCTCTTGCTGTAGTATTTGAATTTAAAGCGTTATAACCTACAGCGACCATATATTCGCCAGTCGTGTTGGATTGTAAAGCTTGATAACCCACTGCTGTATTGTCATCAGCCGTTGTGTTTGCTTCTAATGACTTGCACCCTACGGATGTATTGCTGGCCCCTGTTGTGTTTGCCTCTAGCGCCTCGTCCCCAACTGCTGTGTTGTCATCAGCCGTTGTGTTGGCTGCTAATGCACTTTTACCAAAGGCGCTATTTTGTCCTCCTGACGTATTTGCTGCTAAAGAGCTAGAACCACAAGCTGTGTTGCTTGCACCAGAAGTTAATGTCGTTAAAGCTTCTTTTCCAATAGCTGTGTTATTTCCTCCACTTACTGAAGCATCTAAAGCACTTTCTCCAAGAACAGTGTTACCAGCAACAGAGTTTGCACCCTTACCAATAGAAACACTATTAATAGTTGCATCTGCTGACGCGGTTATGCCACCTGTAAGGGTTCTTAGATCAACCCAGCCGTCATTAGCTGTGTTTCTCATGCGTAATAAATTATTTGAAGTATCAGCCCATAGCATGTAGCTTGCAGTGGTTGAGGGGGCTGAACCGGAACTATTATTAGTTAAGATGGCCTGTAATACATTATTTAGATCACTTCTTACATTCGCTCCTGTAGAGTTATCAATTACATAGTCGTGGGTTGCCATTGTCTACTCTTTGTTTCTTTTTAGTATATCTTAAGCGCTTATTTTTAGCTTCCTCGACCAAAGCCAGTAGCAGAGTATTTAAAATTGCGATTAACAAAACTAGATCCGTTTTTTACATCTATTACAAACCCAGTTGAACTTATAGAAGATAAAGCAAAGAAATCACCTGATTGAGCATTTTCTATTGTTATCCCGATAGAAGGCAAAACAGAGTTAGCTGCAATACTTGTTCCACTTTGACCTATAAAGAAACTGTCGGTAAAGGTTACAGTTTTACTAGATGTTCCAGAGGCTATAAGCCCATTTGTTGCGCCTGCATTACCTAAACTTGTTTCTGTTCTACTGTGCAATTCTGCTGTGTAACCCAGTTGATCAATTTCAATACTTTGCGCTGGGTCGTTAGAATCCATCTCACATCTAAATTTGAAACCTCTGGCAATATAAGAACCATTAACAAAAGGATTAAACTGGCTAAATTCTGCGCTGTAGGTACAGTTACCACTTGTTGTTTGGCTTGAGGTGGCTGTTAATGTAAATGTATTAGCACTTGGTACCGTTTGAATTTTATAATTTCCATCCACACCATTACCTGTAGTAAAATCAAGCACTACAAAACTACCAACAGAATATCCATGAGATGATTTTGTGATTGTGATTGTTGTTCCTGATTGTGCATAAGTGGCAGAAGTTGATGTATCAGGATCAGAATCAGTTGTCGCTACTAATAATTTTGCTCCCACATTAAACGCTGTTGCTGCATCAAAGTCTGTCCACGTGTCAATATTTGCTGTTCTCTTATCAATCAAATCATTTGGATAATAACCCTGAGAAACAATATGTCTTCGTAAATGTAAAGGTTGTTTTCCACCTAAATCTAAAGTATTAGCAAATTCATAAGACCCCCCTGTAATATCAACGGCTCCTAGAAAATCAAAATCAGCAATTGCATCAAAATCAGTAACAGAATCTAATTCTTCTAAGGAACCAAGAACAAGCCCATTGACCTCATCACTAAAAAAGCAATCAACTTTAGTTCCTGCAAATGGTGGGCTATCTGTATCTTCTCTATCTGTTAATACTGTTAATTTAGGAAATACATCAGGTTCTGTTTGCAACATAACAATAGAAGCGTCTCCACTGCTCAACCTTCCACCATCATCTTGAAATTTTAAAATATAAGTACCATTAACAATATTAGGAACTATTGTTTCATTTACATTTCCACTAAGAGCTGGTAAGACATCAACTGCATTTGTGAAGGTTGCGCCACTTGTTAGATTTGAACTTCTTATTACAACGTTTCCACCGTGTAAAACATCAACATCAGTTGACTTATCAAACCGTAATCTTACAAATTGATCTGATATAGGTTCAATAAATAAATTTTGTACATCAGAAGGAACTGCTGTTTTTCCAACTGTTGTGATTGTTGTTGTTGCTGGAGTGATGCTTGGTTTTCCTAATGCATTAATACTAAAAACTCTTATTTCATAAGTTCCATTTAATGTTTCGAAAATTGTAAAATCTGATCTTTTAACTCTTTCACTTATAAAATTTTCATTTTTAAATCTGTATTGGATATTATATTCAGTCACCCCTGCTACTGGTTCCCATTGAATAAACAATTTAGATACAGCTCTATTATTTAAAACAACAATTTGCTCTGTTGCTGTTAATGATGCAGGAGCCGCTTTTATTGCTGTTAAAGTTGTTACAACTCTTGCGGGTAAAGCTGTACCATCTTCTACAGAAGAATATTTGTTTGGATCATGCGCAACAGCAGTAATTTGATAATTTAATTCTGAACTTTCAGTAATATTAATCACTCTAAATAATTGAAGCTTAACGGTTACATTTTCTAAAACCCATGCTGTATTAGCCTGAGGAATAGCAGAGAAGGCCGAGCCAACAGTGATTGTTGCTCCTGAAATTGTAGATATAGTTTTTGTTTCGAGTGTTCCATCTGGAAGAATTACAGAAAGGGTTGAATCTCCAACTGTTGTTAAATCTGTATCAGTTGAATTATCAACAATTACTTGAGTAGTTGAAACACCTGTTTTAACCTTACCTCCACGTCTTACCCCTGCTTTTACAGGATCTTGAACTTGAATAACAGAACCAGGTCTAACAATCACCCCTGCATCAATTGTTGTTGTAAAAGTAACAACCTGTCCTTCATTCGACTGAGTGTGTAGAAACCACTTTGCAAGCCTGTTTGCTTGACCCCTTGATGTTGTTGCAAATCCTTTTATATTTTTTACATTCACCCCATATTTTGTAATTAAGTCAGAGTCTTCTACAGTTTCATGGTCAATTGTTTGTGTCTCATTATCAAAATAAGAAACATTTACAACACTAAATTTTGTATTTTTAGCAGAATTATTATATGCAAAACCTGCCTCGGTCACGTTAGACAAATTAAAGCAATATGCAGGATCAGCAGGCCGATCCTGAGAAATATTTATTACTCCTGCTGAGTAAAAAGGCATGACCCGCATAACAGAGCAAAGATCATTGATAAGTGAATATGCGTCTTGTGAATTTCTAATAACTACATTTGTTGCAAATCTTGGCTCGGTTCCTCCCTTTCCATCATCTATCTGTTCCCCACAATATGCACTTGCAGATTGAAAACTATAAACATCCAACTGGCTTTCTGCTATTTGATCACCAAAGCCTTTTGAAGTTGTTAAAAGGTCGTAAAGAATCCAAGCAGGATCATTTGTATATGCTTTATCTGCTTTGAATGTGCCATTAAAAACCCCTGAATACGAAAGCGATCCATCTGCTCTGACTGTAGCGTTATGAGGTATTTTGATTAAAGTCCCTCTGATTTTATACATCCTTTGGGGAATAGAAGGGAAAGTTTCAGCGCTGAACCTAATTGCTGTATGAGCTGTATTAGCATAAGTTTTTTGCTCATCAACAATTTCTGTGTATGAAGTCCATTGCAGTTCATTTTGCAAGGTGGACTCTGTGCTATCGGCTGTTGTTCTATTAACTCTTATAGTTACAGGGTGAACAATACTACTAGAAAAATTAATCTTATAATCTCTAAAATATGGGCTTGCTGTTCTACCTTTTACTGTGTCATTTATAGGGGTTGAGGTTGTGCCATCGCCTTGAATAACTTGAATAGTTAGTGCTACCTCTGCGCCGTTAATATCTCCATTATCTTGAAAATCTTGAAGAGCTGGAAAACCCAAAGTAATTCTTACAGCATCTTTTCCAGTATTTAAGGTTCTTGAAACTGATGTTGATTGAGTAACAGCAACACCAACAACAATTTCTGTTTCAATTTCAGATATTCCACCAATTGCTGTCTGATCTGAAGTTCCAAGCTTTGATGCAAAAGTTATATTTTGAAAATTAAAATCAGAGTCAGCAGGGCTTGAATTACTAGCGGATGATTGTAAAACTTGAGTGCCATTCAAAAAAGTATCTTTAAGACTTGCGTTTGTATAAGCGGTTGTTCCATGCGTTAACCCTGCATCTAAAGCAGATGGGAAACCAGCGATAACGCCCTCTCCTAAAATTTCAACAATCGTTGAAAATTGTTTTGAAGAAAGAGTTTCACTTGGTAAATCAGGATCAACTATTGACTGACTCAAGCGAAAATCTTGTGTTGAACGAGGCATTAAGCAGTCCCCTCAATTTGTACGGTGTCAACACCTGAACTAATCACAATTGAACCAGTAAAGACTTCACCATAAATAATAGGCACAGGAATGCCACTAACACTAACGTTTGTAATTCCACTAAAAGCATAAGATCCTTGAGCTAATGGATCATCATCACCCATTGATGATGCACCTGAATTACTTGGAGGCGTTGGAGTAAGCATTTGGGTAACACCACCAACTGCCATTGATACACCAACAGTACTTGCAATAGATCCCAAAGTAAGTTTTCCAATTCCAATTTTTGCAACAGCGGGTGCTAAATAGGGGGCTGCAATCAAAGCTGCACCTGTCACAATCTTTCCGACTGTTGAATCAAAAAAACCTCCTGCACCAACAGCTACAGGGATAATTTGAATATCGTCTTTACTTCTTAAATTTAAAGAATCTTCTGTAATATCTGATTCTCCCATCTTTACCTTATAAAACTGATCTATCATGTGTTTCTCAAGCTTTGGAAAATTACAAAGCAAAAAACGCATTGCATCAGCAGGACTAGCCGCAACAGCTTCAAAACTTGATTGACCTAAAAACTTTCTCAGTCTTCCATAGACTCTTATCGTTTTAAGTTCCATATCTATAAACCTTCTTTGTAGCTTCTATATATTTTAAGTCATAATTTTCTCTACAACTTAATTGTCCAATGTTATGGTGCAAAATTGTTTGATCTCCTATATAAAGTGCTGTATGACTTAATTTTTTTTCTGGCCCTTCGACTAATAAAACATCATAAGGTTTTATTTCGTTTTTATGTATTTCTTTAAATCCTAGTTTTGGTAAGGTTGCTTCAAATAAAGGATTTTTTGAAAACTCTTTTATATTTTTTGGTCTTGGTGTATATGGAATATTTATATTTTTTTCTTGCTTGAAAAAATCTGTAATAAGACTCCAGCAATCATGCTTGCCCCAAATCCATCTCCTGCCATAGATCCCTGCCTCATAACCAGACGGCTCAAAAGAAACCCAGTCTTTGTGCTGAACACTATAAATAAACCATGGTAAACCTAAATGCTCACAAGATGCTTTATCAGGTTCAGAGGGAACAGCAGCCCCAAACGGGTGTGAATGAACAATGCCAATTAATTCGCCTTCATCTTCACAATCAGCCCAGTCATCTGGATTTATTACAAAGTATTCAGAAGCTGTTTCAGCTAGATTTTTACAAGGCCAATAAGTTTCTTTTCCTTTTATTAGTGCCAACAATCCACAAGATTCTTTTGGTGCCTTTGCTTCTGCATGAATAACCGCTTGATCTTTCCAACTCATGCGTTTACGAACGTACCAACGCCAGGGAAATCTTTTCTTGTAACTTGTCTTTTTGGTGCCCTTACGTTTTGAAGATCTAAAGCACTTACTAATTCAAATTGTACCTGCTCTCTATTTTCTAAAAGTTTTTGATTAATAAAGTAAATTTCTTGTGGTAATTCTGTGGAGCTTGAGGGGGTGCCATAAATATTTTGATTATTAGGAAAATTAGCAGCATCCAAAAAAGCTGCCAAAGTTCTATGTCTAATTATTTTTGCTCCCTGTAAATCATTAAAAGGTGTTGTTGCATTAACAGCAGCCATTAAAGCCGTAATGGTTCCTAATATATTGGATACGGTTAAAATAGGTCTTGGCAATCTTCCAACTCCTGTATATTCAAAACCTGTTGCTTCAACTGGAAACCGATCATAAGTATTTGATTGCCAAATAATCGAAGCGTTGCTATTCATCCCAACACCTGAATGGAACCTATGGACATCTGTTGAACCATGTAAGGCACTAACTAACGTCATTGAATAAAGTTCAATAATTGAACTAGGGTTTATTTTTTGAAGATCTGAGACAGGTATTGCCATAAATTAAGGTTCAAAAACTTCTCTAAAAGTGCAATTTATAATAGCTCTATTTACATACATTATTGTCTTGCTCCATGTCTGGCAAACATATTGCCCTGCACCTGAAAGAGTGATTGAAACATTACCGCTATTTGTTGCGCTGGCTGCTGCTGTCACTGTGAAAACATTGTCATCTGTCACCGTGGCAACAACAAAATCTCCATCTGTAGCTGATCCCGAGGTGTAATCAATTGTTAAAAGGTCAGCAATAGCAACTCCATGATTTGTAATTGTAATTGTAACGGTTGTACCTGATTGAGAATAAGTTCCTGTTTTTGTAAAACCTTCTCCAGGAGGTGTAAAAGTAAAACTTGCTTGGTCTTGTGCCCGACTTCTTAAGAATCCTTCAATAACATCTGCCTCTGTTTCGCTAACTGTAAATACAAGATCAAAAGTTTTTGGATCTTGCGTTAAAGGTAAACCCATCATTGTGCGAAATTCATACCCATCCCCTAGTTGGGTTATTCTTACCTTGGGCTGGCTTGTTTTGCGTTGCCCGTATGTTGGATTAATCGAGGGAAAAGTTGCCATTTATCTTGCTAATAGTCCTCCTGGTTGTGTTTCTTTAATTAATTCATTCTGAACGGCTGCACCAATTAAAACGCCTAATTGTTGTGCATCTGCATTGTTACCAGAGACGGCAGAGCCAGTGGCATCAACTGAAACATTAACAATATTATTAGTGCCGCCACCTCTTAATTCATTATTTGGTGTAATAAATCCTCTACTAGACCCCATTGTTAACAACTCTGGACCTTTTTCACCTACAACAAAAGTTTTACCAGCCGCAACCCGACCCCCAGCCGCTTTACCACCTCCAAAAACTGATCCTAAAAAACCGCCAATCTTTCCACCAATACCAGAGACAGCCCGTTGTATAGCAACTTCTATTAATTTTCTTTTTAACTGATTTAATACACTAATAGCAGATTGAGCTAATGTTTTTGTTCCCATTACTGCATCTGTTAAATTTGAAACTATTCCTTGTTCAATGCCTTGACCTATTTCCATAAATTTGTCTTTTAGTTTGTCTGCCGCTTCATTTTGTTGGTTTATTTTGTCTGTTGTATCTTCAATTACTTGTTTATTTTTTAAGTTACTTTTAACAATATTATTTGATGCTGTAGCAGTACTCTCAACACCTTCTTTTAATTGATTAACAGCGTCTAAATTGGTATCGACATTTATGGATAATTTAGGAAGTTTTGTAATTCCAAATATAAATTTAAGAACAGGATTGCCATTGATAAAATCATTAATTTTTTTAAAAGCACCTATGACAGCCTTAAGAATTTTCCCCACAATTGTACCTACAGTTTTACCTAGATTTATTACTGCATCAGAAAATTGAGTAACACCCTCCTTGACCATTATCCAACCTTGTTCTAATTCAAATAAAGTATTAGTTGCATCAACGCCCATTGCTTCTGCAATAGCTTTTCCTACCTCTCCAACCGCTGCAGAAATAAATCTAACGGGTGCAAGTATTAATTTAAATGCAGCCCCTAAAGCTTCAACTGTTACGGCTGCAATTTTTAAACTTTCCCTAATAAGGATTCCAAACTCTGATCCCTCGGCTGTTAAATTTGTAAATGCAGAGCCTAATCTGGTCAGTTGTCCTTGAATTGTATTAGATGCTGTAAAAGCTGCTTTAGCAGCAACATCTTGAGCATTTGCTTGATTTTCTAAGTTTTTATTAAAAGAAACTAGCTGATCATTTAATAAGGGTAATACTGCTGTCCTTGCTTCTACAGATCCAAAGAATTGTGCAAGTGTTTCTTCACTAGCTCCACCTTTTTCTATTAGCTCACTTAATACTCCACCTAACCCTTTTGTTTTAAGTGCTGTAGCACTAAAATCTATCCCTAATTTCTCAGCAGCTTTTGACGCTTCACTTGTAGGTTTTTGTATTGAAGATATAACTTGTCGTAATCCAGCAAATGTCGATTCAACAGGAACACCCGTTGCAGTAACACTTGATATAGCAGCATTTAATTCATCTATTCCCACACCTGCGCCTGCTGCTACTGGAGCTAGACGACCAATCTGTTGTGCATATTGTTCAACAATTATTTTACCGTCATTTTGTGTCTGGACGAATCCATCAACAATTTTTGCTGCCTTTTCGGATTCTAATCCATAAGCATTTAGAACAGAGGTTGTTGCATCAGCAACAGTAGCTAATTCAGAGAATCCACCAGTAGCACCTAGCTGTGATGCCTTCAAAACATCTGTAAGTTCTGTAACCTCACCAAAGCCAGCAGAGGCAACATCATAAGAAGCTGAAAGCAAATCTAAAGACGATGCTTGACCGCTTAATTCATTAGATAAAGATTTTAATTTTGGTTTTAAGGTATCAACATCAACCCCCAAGGTCTTGACTTTTGCACTAGCAAAATCTTGTGCTTGTAATACTTGAAAAACTTTAGTAAAAGCAGCAACAGCCGTTGTAATTCCTAGAAGAGGTAACAGTGCGTTTTGCATCGCTGCGCCAAAGACTCCAACTCCCACTGCTGCACCCTTGGCAGCGTTACCAGTTGCAAAAAATCCTTTAGGTAAAACGCTTAATCCTTTGTTTGCATCTCTTAATTTGCCTTGAGTACCATTGACAGTTTTATTAAATTTCTGTGCTTGGACATCAACAGATCTTAAAGCGGTTATTGCTTGTTTTGCGTCAACTCTTAGCTCTACATTTGAGACTGCCACAACTATAAGCTCACTTGTTTAACTATAACCTGAACGGCGTTTAAAAGCATTAGCCTCTTTTTTTTCTCTATCATATTTTAAATCATAATAACCAGCGAAAAAAATAAATTCCTCCTCTGTGAGTTGCGACCTTAACTCACTAATTGTTTTGCCTAATTCTGTTGCAAGGAAAAACTCAAAATTTAGCCAGTTGTCCCCCCTTAAGATTCCTTTACGTTTTCAACTGTAACCTCTGCATTTATACCAAATAAAAATAATTCAATTTCATTTAAAACATTTTCTGGTAATTCTGTCTGCAAATTACCAACATCAGCAGGTGAAAAAGCTTTTTTACCATCTTCTAATTCTGCTAACTGACAAAGCATGTGAGTGGAAACAACTAAAGCATCTTCAGAACCAGCTCGTTCTATTGCTTTTTTTCTGTCTGATCGTGTAATCGCTTTAAAATACAAGCTAATAACTACATTTCCATTATCATCTTTTACATCAAATTTCCGTCTTTTATTTAAATCAAACGCCTCCTTTAAGGTGTCAAGAGTCCTTTTGGTTGCCATGGTTGGGGGGGGTTGTTTAATTTATGCTCTTAAATAGCAGAGGTGATTGCACCGTTAGTAATAAAACTAATGTTAATAATCTGAGTCTCGCCAAGCGTTGCTCCATACTCTGCACCTGTAATAATGCCAGCAAAACTAATCTTTTTTGCTGAAGTCGATGAGTCTGGAAACAACTCAAAAAGAGCATCGCCATTATCGCCTGTTGTTAAGACATCATCAATAAAAGTTGTATAACCTGCGCCTGTTTCGCTCGGATTATATAGAAGTTCTGCTGAACCTTCTCCAGAAATCAAACCACCAATAAATGATTTTGATGTGTCACCTTGTTTTGTTGTTTCGTGAGTGTCTTTCGTAACCGATAAAGACCATGACCTAGTTTGTCCAACGTCAGCTTCAGTGCCGCCAGCATTTTCAAACATGATCTTTCCAACATCTCCCTTAATGGCAGTCATTTAAACAAAGAAAAGCTATTACAGGTATATTAACCTTTTTTAGTATCTTTTACATTTTTTACACCCGTTTTGTTTTTTTCCATGTATCTCTTGCAACGATTATCCCAATAGGCTGGCTCCCTCCGACCCTTCACAGCTTCGATTGCATCGAGCATCTCTTCTGTAATTTCCATGATTAAAGATTTTCAAAGACTTCAAAAGTTATTCTAATCTGTGTTTGATAAAAACCTTCAGGGGCACCCGTTAAGGACTCTGGCCCAACAGGTGCATCAAAAATTACGCTGGAAACTGTTTGGCGGTTGTATAAATCTCTTATCCTTTTTGCAATAGTCAGATTGGCTCCTGCCCCTGTTCCTTCTGGGGTGTAAGTATTTAGAAGAATCAAACCAACTACAGCATTATGAGAATCGCTTGATTGAGTTAAATAAACATTTGCACCAAAGCTAACTTGACACTGAACAAATGATTCAACGCCTGTTGAGTCATAAGCCATATTGTTAAATACAACAGGGATGACAGGACTACTTGCAAGCTCTGTTGCCAACCGCCCTTCAATGGTTGATCTGATTGTGTTTAGGTCAACGGCTGCCATTAGATTGCTCCTTTGATTTTTTCATATTCATCTTTGGCCCAATTCGTTAATTCTTTCCCAATAATTTCTGGATAACCTTTTACTGTTTGTTGTCTTGTTCGATATTTTCCACCCCATGAAGGCGGCAAGTTTTCACCATAAACAACTGGTTCTGCATATTCCAAATTATTACTAATAACCCCTTCATATGGTTTTATATCTGTCTGCCATGCGGCCCTAAGTCTTCCAGTATCAACTGGAGTGGCTTTCTTTACCCTTGCTGTCCATTCTAATGTTGTTACTTTTACCAATAACTGTGCCGCCTCGTCCATTACGTCAGATATTTGATCAATTCTTATTTTCCTAGTTCCTGTCATTACGACCTCAAAAACAAAGTAAAAGCAATTGGAATATTATTCTGTTCCTCGGTGTTAATTTGCACAATTTGGTAAACAACTGAACTAATTACAACACGATCTTTTGGTGTTGGTACATAATCCAAATCACCTGCTGAAATGACACAAACTTTATCTTGTGCTTGAATTAAATCATTAACCTCAGAATTACCAACATCAGAAAGAACACCATTTACAACTGTATCTGCTGTGCTTTCGCTGATCGCTCCCGTTGTTGTGTTATAACTTCCAGCCGTTACTTTTCTAATCGTCACAGAACCACCAAGAGCTTTTAAACTCTTAGATGCTGCTTTCTTTAGAGAGGAGGCAAGACCCATTACAAACTATATGCAATAACAGTTCCACTATCTAATTTAACGCTAGTTATAACGCCGCAAACCTCACCTGTTGCACTTACGCTGATCCCTGTTAAGTCACCTGTAATATTTTCAGCAACAAGCGTATTAATAACAGCATCATTTAAGGCAACTACTTTGCCAAATCTTCCTGTATGGGCGGCTGTATCATTGATAATTTTTGCTGCTGGGTAGTCGTAACCGTATCCCATGATTAAGCCCTCTTGATTGAAATGTTTGCTGGTGTGCTGATTCTAATCCCATTCAGGTACTCTTGAAACAATGGAGGAACTTGATCAGCACCAACCGCCCCAAAGAAACGAGGCGTTACATTAATAGACCCAATAGAAACTGCATTAAAATTCTCTAGTCCTGATAGTCCCAAAGCATCACGATTATTATTTAAAAAAACAGCTAAAACAACCTGTGCTTTTTTTACTCTATCTGGGATTTCTGTGTCAGTGTAATAATCAGCAACTAAACGATTAGGAAAACTTAAGCCATAAAGGTTTGTATAAGTATCAGGTTTTCTTACTCCTGACCTCGGCCATTGAAGTGCTTGAGTATCAGCTACCCTTGAACCTAAAAATCTTTCTCTATCAATTCTTTGTGCTGCTGTATATAAAGCCCGATTTCTATAGTCATCACTTGTTGAGCCAGCTTCCCATGCTTGC